GTTTATATTCCATGATTTCTTCAAAATTCTCTAAAAATAAATTTAAGTATTCTTGTCGTAAAATATTAATACTTCTTTTTGCGTCATTTACATTTGTTTCGTGTTCTAGAAAGGTAAATGACGTAAGTGATGATTCTGTTCTTAAAACACCATTGTCAAGAAAGGTAATTGAATGGTTTTCTGGAACTGTTAAACCAGCTGGTTGAATTAGTTTCCCATTTGCAGTTCTGATAAGTTTAGTTTCATAATGATGAATATTTGCTAACTCTTCAGCAGTATATTTTTCGTTTAAGTAAGTGAGAAAATCTTGATTTCCCATTGGCCATTCATCTCTCACATGAATGATATTATTTGTTGTTAAAACTACCCAATCAAAAGCAGAATCTCCGTAAAATCGATTTGCAACTTGATCTGGTCTTTCATCACCAATCACATCATATTTTGTAAATGCTGTAACCTCTTTAAAAATATCATCTCGAAGAACTGCTCTTTTAAATATATTCTTTACGATCTGATAATCATAAGCAGATGTTCTCTCATTTGTTAATGATGGATAGTCAAGCTCTGGAAGTTGTCTGAAGTAACTATTTGGTGATCCTGTTGATGAATATGTCATTTTAGTATCCTACACTATCTGCTGGAGTCATTTCTTGATCTCCTTGATATATTGGTCTTAATTCTGTAAAACTTAAATCCATTTTAAGTTGCACTGGTTGTGAATCTCGATATGCAGACCAGTATCCATTTGGAGAATAATCAACTGACATTGTTTGTAACGCAAGACCGCCTGGATTAAATCTATTTACAGTTTTCAAAACACCATCACCACTTCTATATTCAAGTAAAAACACATCTGGATTTTTTAAGAAAGCTGTGCTTCTAAACTTTGGCGCCATTCCTAATTTTAAAAAACGAATAATTTTTCTAATTTCATCACCCTCGTCCTTACTTCTTGCAATCATTACGAAACTAAAGGAAAAGTCCCGAATCACAGGCCCTTGAAATAATACCTCTGCGTTTGGATTTAAGACTCGACCACTTGTTCTTGCTAAAAATGTATCCGCATCCAAATTTGAACCAAAAGCAAGATTAGCGGCGCTCGTTATGGTTTGCGCTGCTACGGCTCTTGTACCCTCCATTGCGGCACTGCCGTCTATATCTGTTCCAGATTGTCCTTCTTGGAGAATATTTTGCATCTCTCTATCAGCTCGACGATCTTCATTGTTCTTCCCAGTGAGTGTTCCACCAAGATCTAATGCTCGTGCTGTTCCAAGAGCTGCAAGACCAGATATTGTTAATTCACTTTTCCCCCACTCAACACCATTTACGTCTGCGACTTTTGGCATTGGTAATAAAATACTTCCTAATAATTTACCAGCAACAGTATCGCCAGCTGTATTATACTCTGTGCTTGAAACATCTTTTCCATAGGCTCCAAATTCGTACTCTGGTATTCCACTAGGAGTATTGGATTGCCTCATTGTATTGCCACCCGCCTTACTCTGATTTATATCGGGCCTACGATATTCATGTCTTGTAATTTTAAGATGATCTTGATTTCGATCAAATCCAACTGGATATGCCAGTATTTGACTTGATTGACTACTATTACCATTTATTCTTGAACGATTTGATTGTAATCTTTTAAATGCAAGTGCGTTTGGATTTTCTTCATTTTGTACAAATTGTTCATTATTAAATTTTTTCTGTGATTCTGCAAAATAATTTGTTAATTCTTCATCACTCGCAACCTCAATTGAATCTGGATATGAATTTTTATCAGATCCATAAACTGATTTTCTAAAAGCGTCTAATGATTCTTCACTGTCTTTAAAAGTGTTAAATTCAACTGAGGAATTATCAATCGGTTGAAATAAACCGTTTGCATTTTTTTTATTGATTCCAATAAGTTTTCCGTTAAAATTATCAAAACTAATTGATTCACCGTTTATTGGAAATGCTCTACTTTTTTTTAATGTCATTAGACTTTGTTATAAATTCGATCTCTTGGAACTGGAATTCCTCTCATATCAACAAATCTTTCAGTTGGAAGTTGTGCAACATCCGACCATTCACTATTAGGAATACGATATGGTGTCCCTCTCACGCCAGTATAGAGATATTTATGTAGAGTTATAGGAGGAACCGCAACTGCACCCTGAGCAGAGTTATTTAGTAAGCTTATTGCAAGTTCGTCTCTTTGAGTTAAACGAACATAGTGCAGATTGCAACCTAGAAAACCACCTGTTCGCATTTCAATCACATATGCGAGTGGATACATGTCATAATATGGTTGTTTTGTCTGTGCCGAGTATGTGAAAAAGTACATTTCGCCAGGTGCAAATCCAGCCGTATCTGCATAATCAGTTTCAAATCTCGTAGATCCAAGTTCCTCAAGTAATTGACTGCGAAAATAGTCCTCATTCACTTGACCACTCACTTTATTTAAAATCGTTTGGAGAATACTCATCGGATTCCTAGTTCTTTTTCAGTCATAATTTTAAATTCTAATTTACGATCATCACAAAACTCTCTCGCTGCTTTCCACTTTGCCTGATTCTTGGCGTATGTCATTGATTCGTTGATAAGTGTTTTTCTTGATTTTCCTTTTGTTGCTTTTGGTTCTTTTGTTTCTCTCATCGGTTTCACTTCAATCACCGATCTACGAATATTGCTATCTTTGTCTTTGTATTTAATAAAAAAGTCAGGAAAATATCTACGAACACGATTTGTTGTTGGATCTTTATATGGTATCCAGAATTCTTCTGACGCCCATTCAAGTATATTTTCATTCAAATCGCAGTAATTCATGAACTTTCTCTCCCAAAGAGACCGATAAACTATGTTTTTTGAGTCTCCTTTGTATTTTTTGGGATTAGAAGGCCTATATATTCCTTTATAGCTCATATATAGTAATAACAACTTACGTTTATTTATCGTGGGAATTCCAACTAGAGATATAATATTTAAAGGAAGCGTTGATAGAGTCACTGATATCATTGCACGCCCGTCTCTTGATACCTTTTATGAGGTTGATTTTGCATTTGGTGGAAAAGATTTATCCTCACCATGGCTAAGTTCATTAAGTTCAATTGGTAAAAAAAGAACACAGGGAACAGATTTTCAAACAAAGATGTCTTTATTATGCACACAAGCTGAACTTCCAGGCACAAGTTTTATAGAATCTTCAGTGACTGGTAATCATCAGGGTATTACAGAATTATTTCCAAATCTTAGAAACTTCCCACCACTAAATCTCTCTTTTTATGTTGATGCAGATCATGTAATTTTAGAAGTTTTAGAAACTTGGATGTCATACATTAATCCAGTTCTAAACAAAGGTGCTTCTAATGCATACGCAGTCTTTAATTATCCAGAGGACTATAAAGAAAGAATTTATGTCACAAAATTTGAAAGAGATACCTTTATAAAAGAATCACGAGCAGCATCCTATCAATCTAAGATGTCAAGTTATGAATTTATCAATGTGTGGCCAATTAATTTAACATCGATGAGAGTTGCCTATGGTGATTCAAATGTGTTAAGATGTAATATACAATTAGCTTATGATAGATTTCAAACGTCATTTAATTATCCAGATGTTCAAAGAAGAGCAATTAGCACACCTGATGGTATTATTAACTCAAATGATATCAGAGATAGAATGATTCCTGATCTTTCAAACACCACTCCCAAAGAATTGATGACTGGCGGTATCAATAAAGACTCTGCTCGGAATAATGTTAATGCTGGCTTAAATAATTTTCGGAACAATATTAATGCTGGTATAAACGCCTCTCCATACAAATAAATAAAACACTGAACCAAATATTATGCCATTACCCACCATTGAAACTCCAACTTATGAGTTAAAATTACATTCATCAAATAAAAAGGTCAGATATCGACCCTTTCTTGTGAAGGAAGAAAAGGTTTTGATTATAGCATTAGAATCAAAAGATCAAATGGAGATTACAAATGCTGTGAAGGAAGTATTAAAAAAATGTATTCTCACAAAGGGAATTGATGTTGATAGTCTTCCGACCTTTGACATTGAACATCTTTTTCTCAATATTCGTGCTAAGTCAATTGGTGAGGATATTAAATTAACAGTAACATGTCCTGATGATGGAGAGACAAAAGTTCCAGTCACAATTTATGTGGATGAAATCAAAGTCACAAAACCAAAAGGACACACAAAGGATATTAAATTAGATGATAAATTAACTCTTCGGATGAAATATCCGTCTCTCAATCAATTTATTGAAAATAATTTTAATACAGAGGATGAAGCTGAAACTCTGGTTGATAAAACTTTTAGAGTCGTTGCTGATTGTATGGATACAGTTTTCACTGGTGAGGATGCATGGGAGGCAAAAGATTATACTCCACAAGAGAGACTTGACTTTGTTGAACAATTGAACTCAAGTCAATATAAAAAGGTAGAGAACTTTTTTTCAACAATGCCTAAACTATCTCATACAATTGAGGTTGTAAATCCAAACACAAAAGAAAA